GACGAATGAATTCTTCGTCTGACCAGTTATCTGTAAAGCTCATTTCCTGCGATACCATGGAAGGTTGATAGCTGATTTCATCGCTTTATTTGCTTCAAGCCACATTTTTGAATCACCAATAAATCTGGCTATTACTGCTTTGTTCTGTGCAGCACGAAGCATCTGGTGATTGATGGCTATTTCATTGCGCATAATAAGACCTCAACTCTTTTCCATCCGTCACGTAATTTACGGGTGATTCGTTCAAGTAAAGATTCATTTAATTGGAAGGCACCCATGCGAGCGCCTCCCGCGATTGCGTAAATCATGGGTGGTTCCTTATGTTGGTTTTATTAGTAGGTTATTTTTGTTGCGAATACTTCGCCTTTTACGATGGCTGTTATGATATTTTTAGCAACATCTTCTGATGCACCAACCTTGATAAGGTCAGCAAGTATTTTGTTATTTACTTCTTTCCGGTGAGCTTTATCCTTTGCTCTACGCTCTTCTTCGTCCTTGATTCTTTTTTCTTCTGCTATTCTGGCTTGCTCTTTTGCTTCAGCCTCGCGACGGATTCGTTCAGCCTCCTCCTGTGCTTTTCTGCGTTCTGCTTCAATTGCTGCCTGCTTTTCTCTTTCAGCTCGTTCTGCTGCCTCTTTTGCTTCGCGCTGTGCTCGTTGCTCGGCTTCAATACGTTCACGCTCTGCACGTTCCGCTGCTGCCTTAGCTTCTGCTTCTCGCCTTGCTGCTGCTTCAATTTCGGCTTTTGCCTTTGCTTCGGCTTCAGCTCTGGCTTTCTCTTCAGCCTCTCTTTTTAAGCGTTCTTCATGCTCTCGCTTTTCCTGCTCCGCTTTGAGTCTTGCCTCTTCTCTTTGGCGGTCAAATTCGCGATCCATCAAAATCGCTATTTCATGGTCAGACTCAATTTGCTTTGCGAGAGCTTCAGCTGCTGCCTTAGCTTCTTCTTCGGCTTTAATCCGTGCCTGCTCCTCCTCATAATCAGTTAGAGGCTGGCGCGCCTTGGCTTTTAGTTCATCAAGGCGATCGCGCACTGTCTTGCGGTTGGCATCAATTAGCTTTGGAATTTCCTTCAGTTCAGCAACAAGGTCTTTGCCAAGACCATCGAGATATGTTTTCGTCTGCGCAACTTTATACGCCAGAGAAGCGATCTCCTTTCTGCCCTTTGCCGTTGTGATATCAGGCACAAAGGACATAACTTCACGTTCAACCTTTTGAAGGATTTCTTCAATCTGGTCGGCAGACTGAAATACAGTCATTGCATTTGCTTTTTCAATAACAACTAAATCTGTTACTTCACTCATATATCCTCCATCAAAAAAATTGCCCTCACACTGGAGGGCAAAGAAGATTTCCAATAATCAGAACAAGTCGGCTCCTGTTTAGTTACGAGCGACATTGCTCCGTGTATTCACTCGTTGGAATGAATACACAGTGCAGTGTTTATTCTGTTGTTTATGCCAAAAATAAAGGCCGACTATGCGGCCTGAAATTACTTAACCAATGATGCTGCATATTCGATAAGGTAAAGCTTTGGGGCCAGCCAAATTTTTAACCAAGTCATATTGGTTACTACACCAATAATAAAAATCCCCCACAGAGTCAAAACTCCAACCAATGGCATGATAAGAAGGTTAATATCTCCTTTGCTATCCCAAACCATTGTCGGCCTGTATTTGGGATTTCCCCTCTCCCATGAGTATCCTTCATCACCGATTTTACCTGTCTCAACTCTTTGGCACTGCTTCTTCATAAACCAGAAAACCAGTGGGATTGTTAGAATGGCTATTAATGTTTTAATCAGACTGTCAACCATATTCCATAGCAGCAACTGATGAACAACATCAGGAATCTGCGCTTGGCTGAATGAAACAGCCGCGTCTATTCCATTGCTGGCTTTTTGCAGTAGTTCTACGAGAATCTTGTTTGCTTGTTCTTCCATATCTCACCTCAATCGTAATAAGCTGGAATTGATTTTCCGCGTTGCTTCTGGCGGCCTGAACAGGTCACACCCATTTCACTGCGTGGCTTGCGGTAGTAAATACAGTTCTGTTTAAGCTCGACTTCATCTGCTTTCTTACAGCGAAGGCTTCCGAGTGATGCTGCTTTATCTGCTCTGACGCAACCAGAGAGCTTTAGCGCAATTTTTCGCGCCAGTCGCTGCTCTTGCATTTCCTGTTCACGTTGAGCCTGTCTGCGTGCTCTGCGGCGATTTCTGGCGTTATCGTCAGCCAGATATGTAATGACTACTGTCATGTTGACCTCCGATGAAACAACTTTGGAATTTTTTTATTACAAAGTGGTTTCCTTCCCCGCCAATTAGACGGGGATGGAAGAGCATTTATGAGCCTTCATGGACTCTGCTCGATCAGTTCTATTTAATTAATCTCTCAATTGAATGTAAGTATTCACATAAATCCTCCTACCTCTTGTGCAGCTTTCTTGAATATGGTGGCGGCTGCATAACGCCTATGGAATTGACTTTGGCGGTGACGCGCCGGGTGCTTATCTTCCGGTTGCCGTCGTGCAGCTGCACTTCACGTCACCCCAAAGCCAACTACTCTTTGGTTCCCGCATTTCGGCGGGACAATCCCATCAATGTTAAAGAGCCTGCCAATCTGTTCCGTTTGGCTACCAGCGTCCTGCTGATGGCTTAAATTTAAGATCTCTTTAATTAATGGTCAAGAGTATTTTTGAAGAAAACTTAAATTTTCTTTCGTAACTTAAGTTTGGCTTTGATTTTTAAAGGAAATAAAAAAGGGGCGAATGCCCCCTTATGGAAGGTTTGCTAGTTTTGCATCGACAACTACGCCGATGATTTTGCAGTTTCCGTTGATCTCGATCATCGGATATTGTGGGTTAAGTGGTTTTAGAAACTTCCTGCCTGCATCAATAACTAACTTCTTGAAAGTTGCCTCGTTTTCTCCTTCGAGCTTTGCAACTACCAGTTTCCCGTTACGCGGCTCTACTTCAGGATCGACGAGTATTATCATTCCTTCAGGGATACTGAGACCGGCCGGAGCCGTCATTGAGTCTCCCTTCACGTCCAACCAAAACGAATCTTCTGAACAGTCTACGGTTGTATCGTACCAGTTATCTATTGCACGCTTATGATATGGTTCTACAGCTTCCATCCAGCATCCTGCGCTCACCCAGCTAATCAGAGGGTATGACCCTCTTGGATCATGCCTACTGTGATAGGCAATGTTTGAAAGACTTTCCTCTCCTTTCATCAGATAGTCAGGGGAACACTTCAACGCATTAGCCAGGGCGAGAAGATTCTCTCCATTTGGCTCTGTCTCAGAGCGTTCCCACTGAGATATGGCAACATTAGACACGCCGACCATCTTTCCAAGTGCGGCCTGCCTGATCTTGAGTTCTTTTCTCCGAGCGCGAATGCGCTCTCCCATCAATTGAGTTTTCATAGTTAAGACATCTTAAATAAACTTGACTTAAGATTCCTTTAGTGGATAATTTAAGTGTTCTTTAATTTCGGAGCGAGTCTATGTACAAGAAAGATGTTATCGACCACTTCGGAACCCAGCGTGCTGTAGCTAAAGCGTTAGGCATTAGCGACGCAGCAGTCTCTCAGTGGAAGGAAGTCATCCCAGAGAAAGACGCCTATCGACTGGAAGTCGTTACAGCTGGCGCCCTGAAGTATCAAGAAAGCGCTTACCGCAAAGCGGCATAAGCAAATTGCTCTTTAACAGTCATGGTCCTCATTCCCGCCGAAATGCGGGAATATAACGCGCATAAGTTGATGCGCATAACTTCTTATTTGTTAAGGAAATACTTACATATGGTTCGTGCAAACAAACGCAACGAGGCTCTAAGAATCGAGAGTGCGTTGCTTAACAAAATCGCAATGCTTGGAACTGAGAAGACAGCGGAAGCTGTGGGAGTTGATAAGTCGCAGATCAGCAGGTGGAAGAGGGACTGGATTCCAAAGTTCTCAATGCTGCTTGCTGTTCTTGAATGGGGCGTCGTTGACGACGACATGGCTCGATTGGCACGACAAGTTGCTTCGATTCTCACCAATAAAAAACGCCCGGCGGCAACCGAGCGTTCTGATCAAATACAAATGGAATTTTAACAACATCCAACGAGGTAATTATATGCGAAACAAAGGCTTTAATCCACCTGATACACACAAAGAAGCTAAGCGTTTGCGCTTCCTTCGTTCCATTGATGAAAGAACTCAAATCTCTTTTGTGAAAGTTGCCAGAACTGAGCTTCTGAAGGCTGAGGCGAGGGCGTTGCTCCCGTCTCTACCAAAAGAGGAGGATATACGTTCATTCCAAACACATTTCTGGAAAAGCTTCTCAAAGAAGACATATCCGTAAGTCAGTTTAACGATGTTCTTAATGTCTTTCGTCAAGGCAGGTAGTTATGAGCAATACAGCAAAAATCTACGATTTCAGCGCCGCACACGAGCGCAGGAGCAACAGGATGGAGAACCAGAAAACTGGTTACATTCCGTTGTACCGGAGCATTCTGAAACAGTCATGGGCGAAAGATGTTTATCTTCGCACCCTGTGGGAAAACCTTCTCCTGAATGCCGCCAGAAAGCCATACAAAGCGAATTTCAAAGGTCATGAATGGCATCTGCAACCCGGTCAACTGGTTGTGACAGCAGCTGATTTAGGTCTTCAGTTATGCGACAGACATGGCAAGCCAGCAAGCCGTGATCAGGTTGAGCGGATGCTTCAGGTTTTTGTGAAAGAGGGGATGATCTCCATTGATGGAGAGAAGCAAAAAGGTCGTGTGATCACCATCACAAATTACCATGAATACGCTCAAAAAATGGACAATTCACCCGCACATGAAGCCGCACAAACAACCGCACATGATGCCGCACATGACGAAGCCAGCAATGGCGCGGCTTTCAGAGTACATGCCGCACATGAAAGCGCACATGAAGCCGCACAAACAACCGCACATCATGAACAAGAAGGTATTAACAAGAATATAAATAATACCCCCCTACCCCCCAATGGGGGCGGCGATGGGCAGGTTAAACCTGAACGTCGCAAGGCAGAACGAATCGACTACGAATCCTTCCTGAACGCCTACAACACCGAAGTCGGTGACAGACTGCCACACGCTGTTGCGGTCAACGAGAAACGCAAACGCCGCCTGAAGAAAATCATCCCGCAACTGAAAACGCCAAACGTGGACGGTTTCAGAGCGTATGTCAGGGCGTTTGTACATCAGGCCAAGCCGTTTTACTTCGGAGACAACGACACTGGCTGGACGGCCGATTTTGATTACCTGCTGAGGGAAGATTCGTTAACGGGAGTTCGGGAAGGGAAGTTTGCAGACAGGGGGATTGCATGAAACAGGATATCGAAGCGAGCGTTATCGGTGGCCTGCTGATTGGTGGATTAACACCAACCGCCAGCGACGTTCTGGCAACGCTGGAGCCGGAAGCGTTTTCAATTCCGCTCTACCGGAAAGCCTTCGAGGTTATCCGCAAGCAGGCGCGAAACAGAAACCTAATCGACGCGCTGATGGTTGCCGAGGCGTGCGGAGAGGAGCATTTCACGTCAATCCTGATGACCAGCAAAAACTGCCCGAGTGCCGCAAACCTGAAGGGATATGCCGGAATGGTCGCGGATAACTATCACCGCCGTCTGGTGCTGGAAATCATGGATGAAATGCGTGAACCAATTCAGAGCGGAACCATCGACGCATCGAGTCAGGCGATGGATGAGCTTGTGAAGCGTCTTTCAGCTATCAGAAAGCCCCGTGACGAGGTTAAACCTGTACGGTTAGGGGAAATCATCACTGACTACACTGACACGCTTGACAGGCGTCTGAGGAACGGAGAAGAGTCAGATACCCTGAAGACCGGAATCGAAGAACTTGACGCCATCACCGGAGGGATGAACGCAGAAGACCTGGTGATAATCGCTGCTCGTCCTGGTATGGGGAAAACCGAACTGGCGCTGAAGATTGCCGAAGGCGTTGCAAGCCGCGTTATTCCTGGTTCTGACGTCCGGCGCGGAGTGTTGATTTTCTCAATGGAAATGAGCGCATTGCAGATTGCAGAGCGAAGCATTGCCAACGCCGGGAGGATGTCGGTTAGCGTGCTGCGAAATCCTGCATCGATGGATGACGAAGGCTGGGCGCGTGTTGCTAACGGCATGAGTCAGCTTGCAGATTTGGATGTATGGGTAGTCGATGCCTCGCGGTTATCGGTCGAAGAAATACGCTCAATCGCAGAACGGCACAAACAGGAAAATCCAAACCTGTCACTCATCATGGCGGATTATCTTGGCCTGATTGAGAAGCCGAAAGCAGATCGCAACGACCTCGCAATTGCTCACATCTCCGGAAGCCTTAAGGCGATGGCGAAAGACCTGAAAACGCCTGTTATCTCCCTAAGTCAGCTTTCGCGCGATGTTGAGAAGCGACCAAACAAACGCCCGACAAACGCAGATTTGCGTGATTCAGGAAGCATTGAACAGGACGCAGACTCAATCATCATGCTCTATCGGGAAGCGGTATATGACGAGAACAGTAGCGCCGCGCCATTTGCTGAAATCATTGTGACGAAAAACCGTTTTGGCTCGCTTGGTACGGTTTACCAGCGGTTCTGTAACGGACACTTTGTTGCATGTGACCAGGATGAAGCCAGACAGATTTGCACAGCATCAAATGCACCTGCTGCGCGTGGCAGACGATATGCACAAGGGGCTGACGTATGACCATCTACATCACTGAGCTAATAACAGGCCTGCTGGTAATCGCAGGCCTTTTTATTTGGGGGAGAGTAAATCGTGGCTGAGTTTATGCTCGTCGCATTCAAATGCGTTGGCGTTGGATGGATTCTTCTGACGTTTTTTATTGTTCTGCATAGCTACATTCGTCTTGTGAATGACGGTAAAGACCCATGGTATACGTTGTTTGGCGCTGCATTTGTCTGGGTGATTATCGGTGTTATGCCTGTTGTCGTAGCAAAAATGGCGTGGCGTTTTGTGAGTTGAACTGAGGGTAAGTATCGATGGACGAATCAAGAAAGCAGTTTGAAGAAAGTTGGTTGCGACGTGGAGGCGAATCATCAGACCTTATCCGTTACCCTGAAAATCACCATGAAATTGGCAGTGGTGATATTGGTGGTCAATACGTGATGGACGATGTTCAAGGCCACTGGCAAACGTGGCAGGCATCGCGAGCAGCTATTGAAATTGAGTTGCCTGTATGGTTTGTCAGTGATGCTATTGCTGTGTACGACCGTGACGATATCGATGAATCCATCCGCGCCGCTGGAATCAAAGTGAAGGAGTGAGCATGAGTCGACGAAGTAGCTTTTTGGGGTTTGTAATATTCCTGTCCTGCACTGGTTACATCGTAATCTGGTCAATTTCGAACATTGACCGTGGCGTGGCATATCTCATTGTAATGTTCTTTCCTTTGTTTCTTGGGTGGTACGCCGCAAGGTTGCTGGAAGAATGGGGTTACAGGCATAAAAAATAAAGGAGTGTTCAGTGAAGCAAACAATCTTCCTCCGAAGTAAGCAACAACAGCAAGCCGCAATCAACGCCATCCTCGCAACACCACTCGATAAAGACAAGCCAGTCACCATCCGCATTACTGACTACAAGCGCAACCTTGACCAGAACGCAAAATTTCACGCGATGCTGGCGGATATCGCTCGTCAGGTTCAATGGTGCGGCAAATGGTTAAAACCGGAACAATGGAAGGTTTTGTTGATTAGCGGTCATGCAGTGGCAACAAAACAGGAAGCTGATGTTTTGCCCGGCCTTGAAGGCGAATACGTCAACATTCGCGAAAGCAGCGCGCAGATGAGCGTGAAGCGTATGGCAAGTCTGATTGAGTACACGACAGCATGGGCTATTGGTCAGGGTGTCAGATTTACCGACAGGAGGTACGAATGAGACGACAGCGACGAAGTTTCACCGACATCATCTGCGAAAACTGCAAATACCTTCCAACGAAACGCTCCAGAAATAAACGCAAGCCAATCCCAAAAGAATCTGACGTAAAAACCTTCAACTACACGGCTCACCTGTGGGATATCCGGTGGCTAAGACATCGTGCGAGGAAATGACAATGGATTATTCANCCCTTCAATACCAGAAAGAAAGCGTCGAGCGGGCTTTAACGTGCGCTAACTGCGGCCAGAAGCTGCATGTGCTGGAAGTTCACGTGTGTGAGCACTGCTGCGCAGAACTGATGAGCGATCCGAATAGCTCAATGTACGAGGAAGAAGACAATGAATGAGCTGATAAATAGCAATGCCATCAAAATGACAAGCATTGAAATCGCTGAGTTGGTGGGAAGCCAACACGGTAATGTCAGAATATCAATAGAACGTCTGGCAAAGCGTGGGGTGATTCAACTTCCTTCAATGCAAAAAGTTGAAAATAAACAAACAATTAGCCCTAACAAATTCACAAGCGTGTATATATTCGAAGGCGAACAAGGTAAGCGAGACAGCATTATTGTCGTCGCTCAGTTGTCGCCGGAATTCACCGCTCGCCTTGTTGACCGCTGGCGAGAACTCGAAGGGGCAACCGCCGAAAATACCACAAACCTTTTCTGAGGCATTGCGCCTTGCGGCCGACCTTGAAGACCAGAAGGCTGAACTGGAGAAACAGCTTGCTCTCGCAGCACCTAAAGTTGAGTTTGCCGATCGAGTTGGCGAGGCCAGCGGAATTTTGATTGGAAACTTTGCAAAGGTTGTTGGTATTGGTCCAAACAAACTGTTTGCGTGGATGCGCGATCACAAAATCCTTATTGCTTCAGGTTCCCGGCGCAATGTGCCAATGCAGGAATATATGGATCGCGGCTATTTCACAGTGAAAGAAACAGCGGTCAATACAAATCACGGAATACAGATCTCGTTCACCACAAAAATCACCGGGCGTGGTCAACAGTGGCTGACCAGAAAGCCGCTCGATAACGGAATGCTGAAAGTAACAGGGGAGGCTGCTTAATGGCTAACCTACGCAAAGAAGCGCGCGGTAGAGAATGCCAGGTACGGATTTACGGCGTATGCAATGGCAATCCTGAAACGACAGTTCTGGCACATTACCGGATGGCTGGAATTTGCGGAACGGGAATGAAGCCTGACGACCTGATCGGTGCATGGGCTTGTAGTGACTGCCACGCGGAGATCGACCGACGCACCCGAATTCTCGACAACAACGACGCCAGACTTTACCACCTGGAAGGCGTGATCAGGACGCAGGCGATATTGCTGAAGGAGGGGAAGATTAAGTCATGAATGAATATGAGTTTGTGCTTCCCTGGCCGCCGACGGTGAATACCTACTGGCGAAGACGGGGAAGCCAGTACTACATCAGCGATAAAGGCCAGAAATACCGAAAAGACGTACAGCAAATCATCCGGCAACTCAGATTAGACATTTTCACTAAATCACGACTTCGCATCACAATTATTGCTGAACCACCAGATTCCCGCCGTCGCGACCTCGATAACATCCTGAAAGGTTTACTCGACTCTCTTATCCACGCCGGATTTGCGGAAGACGACGAGCAATTCGATGACATTCGCGTAATTCGCGGCGTGAAAGTGCCTGGCGGTAGAGTGGGGATAAAAATCACCGAACTGGAGAACATTTGATGAATGCTAAAATTCAAACGATACCTGAATTACTGATCTGCACCAGGGGAAATCAGACAGAAGTCGCCAGAATACTGAACTGCAATCGTGCTACAGTCAGAAAATACATTGATGATAAAGATGCGAAAAAGCACGCCGTCGTCAATGGCGTCCTTATGGTTCATCGCGGATGGGGTAAAGATACTGATGCGTGATATCCGGCAGGTTCTTGAGCGCTGGGGGGCATGGGCGGTAAATAACTATGAGGATGTTACATGGTCGCCCATTGCTGCCGGATTTAAGGGACTGATCCCCGAAAAAGTAAAATCACGTCCACAGTGCTGTGACGATGATGCGATGGTGATATGCGGGTGCATAGCCCGCCTTTACCGGAACAATCGCGATCTGCATGACTTGCTGGTTGATTACTACGTGTTGGGGGAGACGTTCATGGCGCTGGCACGGAAACATGGGTGCTCTGACACCTGTATAGGTAAACGCCTTCACAAAGCGGAGGGGATTGTTGAAGGCATGCTGATGATGCTGGGAGTGAGGCTTGAGATGGATCGGTATGTTGAGCGTGAATTGCCGGGAGGGAGAACCTCTGTATTTTATCAGCGAAAAAATAGTTTACGATCGTAAAAATCTGCATATCATGATAAGAGTGGTTACATTGCCACGCTGCTTAACCCGCCGATGCGCGGTTTTTTGTACCCAGAATCCTGTGAGCTATACGGAAAGTACACAGAAAGGAAGGTGCGACCACAATTAATAACAAAATCTTAAAAATCGCACATGGCACTATTAGTTTTCTAAATATTGTGTATTTTTTGTATTGCAGGATGACCCTGTAACGAAGTTTGCGTAACAGCATTTTGCTCTACGAGTTTGCCAGCCTCCCCCAGTGGCTGGCTTTTTATGTCCGTAGCGTCAAAGCAGCAATGTCGCTGGGGCGTCGTGCAATTGGCGTTGAGCTGGAGACTGAACGTTTTGAGCAGACGGTCAGGGAAGTTCAGGATTTAGTCAGTCAGAACGGATGATATTGCAGGATTAGTTACGTACCGTTATTATCCTGCGCCCGGCCCTTTAGCTCAGTGGTCGAGAGCGA